TTATTTACTTGCTTTAAATACTGGCGCAAATAAGTTTAACTTTGCATAGCCATCAATTCGCTCAAGCGCTTGTAAAACTTGGGTCATGTCTTCAACCAATCGATTACCGCTCATAAATTTGAAACTTTCAGGTAGCGGTAATAAATTGTGATCCATTTCGCCCTTATCGTTATAGCTAACCACGCAACGACAACCTGCCATTTTAGGATCTTTAAGCGGTAAATTGGCTAACGGATGTTTTATTTTTTGGGGACTGTTGATTTTGAGTGCTTGCGTATGCAAAGCATCAAACGACCGAATAACATGTAAGTGAAATTTAGGGCTGACCCACATCGCATAAGCATAAACTAATTCTTTACTAGCAAAAGTTCCTATACCGCGCACCACTTTTAAAGGGTTCCTCAGATCTGAGGAACTTGTTTTATCAAGGTTGCCCATATCTGGGTAACCTATTATTACTGCAATTAGCTCTTGGGTTTGATCTAAACGAATAAAATTAGCTGGTTGGTTTTTTTTGGCTTTACCAGAAATGTTATGCAGGTCATTAAGCGAGTAAAGGTTATCTAGCGTGCGGATTTCGGTATTTAAAATAGTTAAGTTAGACATGATTGTCTCCTTTTGATTTAGGAAACCTGTCAACTTACCTACTAAAATAAGGGTGACAGGCGAATATCGGGTTAGTAGACCGCTCAAAAGGAAACGGCAAGCCGAAGCTTCCCAATATCCACCTATCATAATAGAGGTGTAAAAAAACACGCGTAATTTCTCTGAAAGAGAGGGCGTGTTTATTACGCCTTTTGAGTTCGGCCTACTAAAACCGGTAAGTGATTTTGCACTTACCTTTTTAGTTTGGCTCATTACATGCTTTTTTGTCAATAAATATTTTTCTGGTCTACCTGCGGTTGGCTAAAAGCCATTCCATTACTTCAGTTTCAAGGTATTGATTTTTCCCTAGCCAGATTGGCTTAGGGAAGGGATTAAACTCTTGTTTTCTATAACGCCATAGCGTGACTTGAGATATCTTCAATATTGAAAGCATTTCAGCTTCAGTAAAGTAAACTAGCTTAGTTAAATCGACCGCTCCCATTATGCTGCCCCGAACATGGCCAAACGCCATAAGTTAGCTTTTGATTGTTTACTGCCGTTTATGGCTATTACTTTTGCTTTTCTACCAGGTAAAGATGTTTCATTAGTTTGATACTTTTTACCTTGGCGAATGTTGTATAAGATACCGCTAGCTTCTTTTGCTGACATATTAGTTTCACTGGCAAGTTTGGCGGCAGTGTAAAAGCCACCTTGGCTATGCATATGTTCAGCTGCTTCGTTGGTTAACATTATGCTGCCCCTTTTTGTTCACAGTTTATTTCTATTGAGTTTTTTGACTCGTTACCAAAAACATCCCAACTATCATCACGATTAAACATTTCTAATCTAGGTAGATCACCAGCGAGCTCAATAATTAATTCACGTACTTGTTTTGGCTTTTCTGAATGTCTTAAAATTTTACCTTCAAACTGAACTTGGCTCTCACAATTAAAAACAGCCCTTACTGAACGTGATTTTGGCTTGATTTTTCCCTTGGTCGCAATCAGTACTGACTCGCTTCCTGCTCTGGTCCAAAAGCCCATTCCAAAGTGAGGGTTGCTATTTCTTGTCAGTTTATTCCACACTATGCCGTTCATGTTTTTAAGGGTAAAACCCCAAGCTTTAACTAAGTCGATAGCCTCCTGTGGCATAGATCCAACCCACCACATGAATAAAATCGCATCGTCATTAGTTATTGAATCAACGTCCATTGCTTTTAAATCATCAATACTAGTTGTCATATATTTACTTGATGCACCAGACTTACCTGTTGCGCCAATATTTTTATTGCCAAACTGCCAAGGTGGATCAGCATAAATAATGGAATATTTCTTTTGCTCAGTCATGATCCTTCCTTAGTTCTGCATAACAATTGATTTAACATCGCTATCGGTTAACGTCCAACCTTGAGATTTAAAGCGCCTTAATAACTGACCACAATGTGCAAGGGTCGATTTCTTAGGACGTAAACCACCTTTAGGAGCCGGTGCAAGTTCGGCTTCACCATCGTTATTAAGTAGAACTAAGCTACTGCGACCAGTGGAATGCATATAAAGCAGTGGTATTTGACCCGATTCATAACCTTCAATGTCACCAAGTTCATGAGGAAATAAGCAAATGTAGTCTTGCTCGTTGCGATGTAATTGAGTTATATCTGATACGGCAAGCTTATGAGCTAATGACATAACTTCAGCTTTGAACTTCTTAATCTCGTCATTAGCCGTTTTAAGGTTTTTCTTATGCTGTTCAGTAAAACCTTTTTCTTTAAGTAATCGCGCTTGAAAGTCTTTAATTTTATCGCGGATTTTTTTAGGGCTATTGGCAATTTCTTTATATGCTTTTAGTTGGAGCTCTAGATCCTTTACTTTATTTCGGGCTTGCTGTTCTTGGCGCTGGGCTTGCTCAAGCATTTGCATGTGTTTTTCTGCGTTAAGTAAAACCACGTCTTTTTGTTTTGCGAGCGTTTCAAAGCGTTCTTCAAATTCATTCACCGTATTTTTTAATTGTTGATTTTCACCAGTAACTGAATCAATGCGACCAGTTAATGTTTCAACTTGCAGCTTTAAAAATGAATTTTCTTCAGATAAATTAACTGCTGATTGCTGTAGTTCTGTAACTTCTGCATTATCTGCATGGTATGAAGCTATAAGCTGAGCTATAGCTCGTTCCAAAGGCAATGCTTGTTCTATTTGTTGTTCTGCTAATTGAGTATTCATATCTTCCACCAAAGATTATGGCGCCATCATAGACAGCGCTTAGTTAATTATTAAGCTGCTGCTAAAACTTCTCTTGAGCCGTTGTGACCAGGTTCAGAAACAATGTCGTTATTTTCTAGATGCTCAACAATGCGAGCTGCTCGGTTGTAACCAATGCGAAATTTTCGTTGAATGCTAGATACAGAAACTTTTCTTGTTTCGATAACAAACTCTTTAGCTTGGTCATATAAACAATCTAACTCGTCATTTTCAGGCAAGGATTTAGTTCTAATTTCTTCTTTTGAACCATCTAGGTATTCATCACTCTTAAGGCCAAACTCAACTAATAAATCATGTATTAATCGATTTATTTCACCAGCCATTAGAATAAAATCAGCATCAAGTTTCGCTAATACATCATCACTATCAAGATCGTCATTTTGTTCATGAATAACATCAAAGAATTTAAGGCGTTTAATTGATAAATCATCATTCAAGATAAATGACATTGATTCATCCCATTCAAGCGCTACTTTAGTCACGTACTTGTCAGCATCTAAATGTGCTTTTACTTCATCACTTGATAAGTCTTGGTTTTTAACTCTGGCAATTGCACCATCATCACCAAGCGCATGAAATTCAGCTTCCATACCTAAAGTGAATTTGCCCCCTAAGTTTTTCTCGTTCAACCAATTTGTCATGGTTTCATCTACTGTGATATCAGGGTCAAAACTCGTCACGGGTAAAGTACCAAGTGACTTTCTTAATAGAGCCAATAAATCTTCAGCTTTACCGCGACTACTTGCGTTAATAACAATAATATTATCTTTAGGGCTAATGTATGCGTGTGTATCAGTAACGCGAGAGAATGCTCGTGGTAATAATTCAAAAGTAATGTCTTCTTTAAATTGTTCTCTTTCTTTTTTGGTAGCGCCTCGGCCGTGCTCAACTTCAAGCAAATTTACTTTTTCTTCTACCATGTCTTTGATGACAGAAGCAGGTAACATTTTTTCTTCTTTGCGAGCACAAACTAATAAATTGTCATTACCTTGATGGACAATACCATCACCATGCTTACCAAGTGCTTGAGTCCAGCCAAAATGCGACATTTCAGTAGAGGCACAAGGAACGAACAAGCACTCAGAAAGATTTTTTTCTAATTGCTCTAGTGTCCAAGTGAATGACTGAGTAAAAGCGAAAATATATAAATTGTTAAACCACATGTTCTTTACCTTTTAAGTTGTTGTAGGAGGCTAAGCCGCCAGTAATTTGATTTCTTGGTTTATAGGCACCCATTCCATTAATGGCTTGCCAGTTGCTTTGCTTACTAATATTTTTAGCTCAGCGCTTAACTTGTTTACCTTTTTCATTAAAACTAAATCTGAAAAATTAACAGTGTCTTTATGCATTAAAACTAAAGCTTCACTGGCTATATGCGGTGTACTAAATTCATGCGTACAGCGTTTGCGCTTCATTACAAAAAACTCTTTATCAATGTACTTATCGATTACAAATTGCTTTTCATCTTGCGTAGCATTGATGAGTTCAGCTATTTCTTTATTCACATCGCTATTTTTATTAAGCATGAGCTTACCCACTGTTTTTTTGCTAAAATTCTGCTTTTACCGTAAATACAAAACATAGTTATATTCCCGTAAGGGGGCGACTCGCGCGGAGTATGAAACGCAAGCCGCCTGGTGGAAGTTAAGCTGCTTCATTTACAGCGTTGTTTTTGCTTTTTTCTTCATGCTTTAGCATTAAGTGTTGCACTGTGAGGATAGCGGCAATAAGGCGCTGTTTTGCTTGCTTGCTGTCTAGTTCAAAGTGAGAACTAATAACTGGCTCAGGCTGTTTACCATCACGGTACATCTGAGCTGAACAATTAGTGACAACCGAAATGCTGATCCCTTTTATATGGCCAGCAACCGTGACGGTTACATCAACAATATGGCTAGGCGCTTCTGTTGCTAAGGTGGTTAATTTAGTTAGTAAATTAATTACTTCTGTATTTTTAGACATTAGTGACCCCCTTGTAACGCGACACTTGAAGGGGTTACACCATGAATATGTTCTAATAAGGAGTTAAGCTTTACGCTTGCATTTTCGTTGGTTAAGTCGATTGTGCGATTGATGTTTTGTTCCATTGCGATGCAACAAAAGAAATCACCTTCAAATGCTGTGTTAATAAGTAAGCCAGCACGCTTCGCTGCTGCTGTAGCGCTGCTGATTTGGTCTAATTGTTTATTAATATTTGCTGTTGATGATAATGTATTCATCTTATATACTCCGGTTTGTAAGTCCGATAACGCTTGTTATCGGTGGTTAATGGCCGTTACTTCCACCAAGATGCTGCGGCCGTTTTCTTTACTAATGGCAACTCGCCATTTCTAAGTTTTTTTGTGCTGCAATCCCACTTAATAACAATCTCAGTTCAGTGGGTGCATATAAATCATTCTGCGCAATACGTGCGACCAATGTCAGCAATAAATCCTTTTCATCTGCTAGTGCTTTACCAACCACATCATAAAGTTCAACTTCACCATTACTAAAGTCAGCCGTGCTATGTTGAAAAAGCTCATATAGTGCGTTTTCGTTTAGGTTTGTTGCTGGTCCACTTGCTGTTGCGTTCATTGTCAATCCCTTGTAATGACGTGTAATAGTAAAGAAATATTTATATAGATATACTCGCAAGGTTATTTTACAAGCTTTAATGTAGAATATAATCCATATGTAGAGTATAAGCTTACGTAGTGTAAAGTCAACAATGCTGTAGAGTATAATAGAATTATTTTTCTATTAATGAGATGGTATCAATTATGAGTAGGTTTAAGTCTTTGTTTTTTAGTCTGTTAAGGCTTGTTTTGATGAACTCTACTTCTAGTGAATAGTTAGAGAAGCCTAATATATGATTTGGACTTGCATTAAGAAGCTGGCAAATGATCAATAATTGCTCAGAGCTTAAGTCATGGCCTTTTCGAATTCTTGAAATAATGCCAGCGGAGTAACCTGATGACGCAGAAAGCTCGTCACGTGTGATGCCGCGATCTTTCATTAGTTTTTTTATTCTGTCACCTCGTTGAATATCCAACAATTTTCCGAGCCTTTGAATTGTATGCTTAGGTTAATACTATCGGCATTAAAAAGCCGTCAACCTCATAGACGGAAAGTGAATTTTTTCGTCAAATGGGCAATGTCTTACATACACTTGCTATATATCGTGTTCTAATGTTTTAGAAAACCACCTCTTTGAGGTGTTTTAATAACGTAGAACAATAAATTAAAAGTCTAATTGTAGAATATAATAGATCATTGTTGACAATAATCAAATATAACTGCAAACTTTATGTCTTTTAACAATCAAAAGGAGAGTGACTATGCCAGGACAAGGTAATGGTGATGACAAAGACCCAGATAAAACATAGTTATTTAGGGATGTTAGGTTGCTATAAGCGTTACCGTTTATAACAATAGATTTAAAAAAGGGATTGGTAATGGAAATGTGTTCTTTCGACCCTCAGCTACAAATGTTGTTTAATAGGTATGTTTTGATATCTATTATTTTGGTAGGCCTAAGTTTTTCATTGAAGAATAAAAAATCCCTTTTTTTATCTTTTTTTACGGCTTTAAGTTTTTGGGTTGGGTACAACCTGCAATGTGACTTTAAAGTAAATGACCCGGAACATATTTGGCGTTATGTCTTTTGGGTTGGTTTAGATAGCATCTATATGTTGGTTCTTTTTGCTATTTATCGACTAAAAAGAATAACCGAGTGGCAGTTCGCTGCTATTTGTACCTTGCAAGCTTTCAGTTTTTTGATTCAACTAATTAGGCTGCCTGACGCTCACAGATTTAACTATGTTTATACGGATAGTTTTTATCCACTATTAATGAATGCGTATAACATCGCAATTATTACAACAGTGACTATTCCACTGGCTTTTAATCTAATAGAAAAAATAAAGGAATACAAAAAATGGAAAGTATGACCGTCGCAATGATTATAATAGCAGGCTGTTTCATGCTTGCTACTAAATTAGCTTTATGTGCACTGGGTGTATTAAAAGCAAGGTATGTAGCAAAAGGTAGTATTAATGCACTTGCAATGCTTGAAGAAGACAAGCTTATTGATGAAATAAATAATCCACAAGCTCAGGCTATAGAGAGATTGAGATATAAGGTTAAAAGGGATAAGTTGTTATCGCACTCTAAAGTGATTGTCGCGAACGCGATAGCGGAAAATCGTTAGTAAATTACTTAGTTGTATTTCTATCGTTAATTAACTTCATAAGGTCAATGTTCATTTTGTCTTCATCGTTATTTAAAAAAGATCCGTAGGTAAGAGCGATTGCTTTTGCCTTAAACTCTTGATCATCTATATTAGTTTCCTTACATACGGTTTCACTATAAATTATCGCTTTTGTTAACGTTGGTAAATCTATGTCGTTATCAGCCGTCAAGCTAGTGCCTTGTTCATTAAAACCAAGCGGATGTAATAGCTGCCACGGCTCAACATTTAGGCCTTGAGACAAATTATCAAGCTTTGCCAAGGATATATTTACACCATCACCACCCTTTCTGATAATGCCAGCAGTGTAAGATCTGTCTAACCCACCTTCGTCAGACTGAGTTAACTCTGACAATGCCTTAGCGTTAGCTATCCCTTTCGCTTTCATTAGCGAAATAACATTAAGGGATAAAAGTTTTTTTATGTCCACAAAATCTCCATTTATATAAAACTGGTTAACCTTGTTAGTATACATTTAAAGGTAGAAAATAATCCACAAAATTATAAGCGTTACGCATATTTACTTATATTTTAACAAACTATATTTTTTTAGCTTATACCCATAAAGCCTATTAGCCTTTGTATATCAGTTTATTTAGATAGGTTTGCCAAATAATTAGGTAAACAACTCAGCAAATAAAATAAAAAAGCAATTGAAGTAATTATTATTGTGATCTAATATATTCTACATAAATGTAGAGGATATTTATCATAATGACAGATTACAGTAAAATTGCTGAAGAATTTCTTGCAGAACAAGTCAAGGTTAGAGGCAACATACCTAAAATTTCAAAAGATACCGACGTGCCTAAAGCATGGCTTTATAAGGTTGCACAAGGAAAGATCCCAAATCCTCAGGTTAACCGTGTTATGGCGGTAATTAAATACCAAAAAACCAAGCTGAAGCAGTGATTTCCTAATGACTTTTTGTAACCAATGCAAAACAATTCAAGCAGTACTTAATGCACTCACCTTATCTAGCGGTGATGGTGTTGTACTTTATGTTGAAAATGGCGAGTTAAGCGTAATACCTATCAGCGAACAAGACATTGCTGCAACTAAAGATAACAGTCTTAATTTTCGAAGCAGATTAAATGCTGTTCAGAAAAAAATAGCTGAACAGCAAAAACAAATTGACGATTGCTTAAAATCTGAAAACTTCATTGATGCTGTTGAAGCAATTAGTGGTTTGGCTATTACTCAGGAAGATCGTAAATGAACCTTTTAGCCACGCCTTGTAATTTTAATTTTATATCGGCATTAAAACCATGGTCATCTTTGCCTGAGAAGAAGACTTCTCCATTGTCATACCTTGTAAAAAATTGGTATTTCATGCTTGGTGAAGGGATTCTAAATTCAACATCTTTAAAGCTTTTCTCTGCCAGTAACCAACTGGTATCGCTAACGGCATGTAAATATTTATCTAATCGAAGCCAAGTAATAGTGTCGTTAATTAGATCCTTATTTGACTCTATTATATCTGACAGCCCATACTTTTTGGCAAGAAGAAAAAAATTATCGTCAATTGAAAATGGCCTAGGAAATGTTTTATTTCCTCTTTCTAAAATTAGAGAGCTAATTACTGCAAAAGCATTTTTATCTTCATTGTTATTCATTAATTTCATTCCTTTGGTTGTTGGTTTTTATTCTTGGTCGTTTACAGATTATCAGCCAAAGGTTTGGGATTCAATAAGTTGACAGGTATTAAACGCACCACAGCAGTAAAGGTATTTTAAAGATGGATGTAGCAGATAACGATCAAGAACGTGAAGCGCAAGCGGTTAAGGTAGCTGAACAATTACACCCTTATCCGGGTAAGCGTCACGTGTTGATTAAACCATTGCCAAGAAAGCCAACAGTGGCAGGAAAAACCCAAGCCGCTATTGGCATAGCGACTCTGGGGATTCATCATTGTGGTATTTCTCTTAAAGCAAACCTTATGTGGCCAGCAAGAGTGTTTCATGATCATGACGTTGAGATGGCAGCGTCTAATACTTTAGATCTCGTCCTGACTGCTCTCTTAAAAGTATTGCCTCCTCAGGAGATTGAGCAGATTTTGAAAGATCAAGTAGGACTCCTGTCTTTTGCTGATGGATCTGAGTTACCTGATGATAATAATACTCATCAGGGTAAATAACGTCACCTACGTTAACAGGCGTGGTTGACTGGTATTTTTTTGTATTCATATCGCCCTCGCTGTAGAGGTAGTTAAGTCGGTATTCGTACATGGTTTTCATTCCTTTGGTTGTTAGTTTGTCTTCTTGGACGTTGTGCAGATTATCAGCCAAAGGTTTGGGATTCAATAAGTTAACAGGTATACAAGTTACCACAGCCAACTGGGTTTATTTAGAGTGGCTGCTGAATGAAGTTTTATTACCAAGGTGATAGTTTACAAAATCGCGTTAAGGATGATGCGTTGTTGAGTTGCCCAGCATCATGAAGATCGTTACCTGTACGAGTAAAGGCAGTAACAGGGAGTTTTAAAAAGGGTCTGGTGTTTTACCACCAGACAGATACAAAAAAACCGCTTAATCCCTGAGAAAGATTGAAAAGCGGTTTAAATATAACGAGGTCATTATGACAAATAGTGCAGAAATAATCAACTTTCCTGAACAAGAACAAATTCAAGGGCGTGAGTACGTGAAGGCAGACACTGACAATGGCTATTATCGCGTAGCTAACGAACTGGGTTTAGCATTATGTAAAACGCAATTAAGCGACCGTGAAGGGCGTTTAGTGCAAGCAGTAATGATGAAGACCTTTGGCTTTAATAAGTCGATGGATTGGATCTGTAATGGCCAGTTAAATGATATTACGGGCATTAAGCAAACGCATATTTCAGACATTAAAAAAGGTTTGGTTAGTCGAGGCATATTGTTAGTTGATGGCAAAAAAATAGGTGTGAATCCTGTCGTTTCAGAGTGGGAATTCAGTAAAAACTTAATAACCACCCCTAAACAGGGTAGCGGAAAAACACCCCTAAATAGGGTAGCGACCACCCCTAAACAGGGTAGACCCACCCCTAAACAGGGTAAAAAAACACCCCAAACAGGGAACCACAATAAACAAGACACTATAACAAAAGACAATAATACAAAAGACAGTAAGTTTTCAGTTGATCTTCCTCAGTGGCTACCGATTGAACTTTGGAATGAATTTGCCTTGATGCGTAAAACTGCGAAGAAGCCCTTGACGGAAAATGCTGCCAAACGAATGATTACCAAGTTAACAAAGTTTCACGAAAAAGGTTTTGATGCAGTCGCTCAACTTACCAGCTCGATTGATAATTGCTATTCAGACGTTTACGAACCTAAAAACTATCAAGCCAACTCATTCAGATCAAAAACCACTTCTGAAAACTTTTCTGACAAAGATTACGGAACCACTGTGATACCTGATTTTATGTTGCAGGGAGAGTCATCATGAAAAATATATTTGATATTGCCAATACAGTCGGTGTTGCTGGTAATTGTGCTACTCATGGCGTTTGGAGTTATGAGCTACCGTCATTTCTTACTAAACGTGGTGGTCAATGCCCTGATTGTGTTGAGATACAAAAACAAGAAGAATTACAGTCATTGAATGATGAGCAAACTAAGGAATGCATTGAGCGAAAGCAAGAGGTTATTCGTCAGAAGTTTACTAAAGCGGCAATCCCTAAACGGTTTTTAAACCGTACCTTTGAAAATTATCAAACGACAAGCCAGCAACAGCAGCTTGCATTGAATATCGCCCGAACTTATGCGAATCACTTTGCTGAGAGATTAGAAAATGGTGGTGGTTTAATTCTTCAGGGGCAACCTGGTACCGGTAAAACGCATTTAGCTTGCGCTATTGCAAACCAAGTTATTACCAATGGTGCGTCAGCTCGCTTTACTACGGTGATGCAGTTAGTTCGCGCCATTAGAGCTACATGGAAACGAGATAGTGAACAGTCTGAAGATGAAATTTTACAGTCAATTATTGGTTACGATTTGTTGATCATTGATGAAATTGGCGTGCAGTACGAAACTGAGTCAGAAAAGCTAATTTTGTTTGATGTGCTCAATGGCCGATATGAAAATGAGAAGCCGACGATATTATTAACCAATTTGGTTGGCCAAGAGTTGAATGCTTGCATAGGCGAACGCAATGTTGATCGAATTCAAGAAGGTGGTGGTGCAACAATATCATTCACCTGGGGCAGTTACAGATCAAATGTTTATCAGAACGATAGTTTAAAAGGCGAGTCTTGTGCAGAAGTGGCAGCAAAACTCGCAGGAGCGGCTTAACCATGGATTTAGCTTCAGTAAAATCAACCTACAATGGCGTTATGCCTTCGGCTCATTCAGCTAATAAAGGTAGTTGTACTAAGGTTACTGGCCCTAAAACAACAGCAAAAATAATTGAAGCTGTGTTGTCTGGTGAAAGCCAAGTGGTTGTAGGTGACCGATTTAATCTTAGCCAGTCAGCAGTTTGTAAAATTATGAAAAAGCACAGAGAAGCATAATGGAATATTTATCAGTTGGCGCTTGTTGTTTATTTGTTGGTTACCTAATCGGCCGGATTCAAACAAGTGCAAAATACAGCGCGGTATTAGCTGAACGTGATCGTAGGGTCGTGAAGAAATGATTGAATCTAACTTAGTAAATATTTTAATGGTAGAGGTTGTTTAATTGGCTTTAGTTAATGAAAAAATTACCGATAAGTCTATTTCTGCTCATCTACCGTTGCTTAGCGTAACGAGAATACGCGATACGTTAAATCCATTAATTCAAATTAGGTTCGGCACAAATAGAATGCATGCTAAGTGGTTTATTCTTCACCGTAATAGCTGGAAGAAAGTAGCTGTGTGGCCAGAGGTTAAAACTACAGATATTCGTCGTAATTTTAGTGTGTTAATTGAAAAAGTCCGAAATAAGCAAGAGATCACGATAAGCGCTGATTGTTTATTAACGGTAGGTGACGTTTTAACCTGGCACGACGAACGCATGCAAGGTCACGCTAATTTAAGTGAACAACGTAAAAAGGATATCGCTAGCGGTATTAAGTGTCATTTAATGCCTTGTTTAGAGTCGGTAGATCTAGAGACCATTAATAAGTCTTTGCTAGATAAAATGTTGATTTGGCCTTGTCAAAAGAAGTTGGCAAAAAGCTCTGTTACTAAAATATTTCATACATTAAAAGCCGCCTTTAGTTCAGCGTTTGATTTAGATTTGATGCTAAGTAACCCAATAGCCGGCATTAAAATATCTCACTTTGGCGATTTTTCTAGTGATCCGAAAGAGCCGCGGTTATTCCCTTATATGGTTACCGGTTTGCTTGATGAAATGGAAGAGCAGACACGTATAGTTAAAATGCTTTGTATGCTTATTTTAAGTTTAGGCACCCGTATTGGTGAAACGCGTAAGGCTAAGTGGCATAGCTTCAATTTGGGAAATGAGCCAGTTTGGATTATTCCGAAGCAGGATATAAAAAATAGAAAAACACATACTATTCATTTACCGCCTGAGCTTGTTGAGTTGCTTAAGCAGTGGCGAGATTATCAGTTGAAGTGTCGTTACAAAGGAAAGTATTTGTTTCCTAATGTTGGTGGTAAGTACTGCTTGTCGAACAATGAAGCTTTAGCAATGGTCCATAGTTTTAGCCATGGCGATTGGGCAAGTCATGATCTACGAAAATGCGCAAGAATATGTTGGCAAGAGGCAGGAGTTGATTCTCAAATTGCTGAGTTAATGCTTAATCACAGTGTTGGTAAAGTTGTAGCACCTTACATTAGTAATGCGCATAAGTTGAGATTAGCTGCTTTAGAACAACATTGTGAATGGCTTAAATCACAGAATAATAACTGTTTTGTTCTCAGTCCAGATTCAGTCCAGTGCAGTAGTGATGTTTCACAGCAAAGCAGTTGTGTAGCGGTATAGATTAACGTTTTAGTGTATCCGCAGGCGGAATACTTTTATTAATACTTTTAAGGGTGATTATGGTTGTTTGTGATATTGACGGTTGTATTTTTGGTAATTTCCATCGAATGAATTTGATACCAAAAGACAGAGGCTATACACCAAATTGGACGGAGTTCAATGAGGCTTGTGTTGATGACGAACCTATATTGCCAGTAATTAACCTGGTTAAACATTTGGCTAATAAAGGCAACAATAAAATAGTTTTTGTTACTTCACGAGGTGAAAACGTTCGCAAGCAAACCCAAGAACAATTGTTTGATTACTTTTATGACTTTGGATGCAAATTGGTTATGAGGCCAATGGACGATCATCGAGATACTGTCGATTATAAACGTGATGTTTTGCAAGGATTGAAAAGTGATTTTAGTGAGTGTTCAATAATTATTGATGATCACCCGGGTATTGTTGAAATGGTGCAAGCAGATTTTCCACAGCTTAACCGTTTACTCGTGCCTAGCTTTGATTGCACGGTTGCTTCCGTTTAGTGGTTAACAATGCTTGTTCGCTAGGACCACAAACTGCAGCTGAAGCAAAAAAACAAAATTGGCATCGAATGGATTGCTTAGCAAAACGATACATTGAAAAATTTGATAGCCAAGCAGCTTTGAAATGGTTTGGTACTCAAGATGAAGCGTGGAAAAAATCAAGAAAGAAAAAGTTTCAGTCAAGATTAAACGATAGGCGGTGGTAAGTGCGACTAGATATAAAACCTTTATCAGTAAATGAAGCATGGCAGGGTAAGCGCTTTAAAACACCTAAGTACAATCGTTATATAACTGGTGTGGCAAAATTGCTTAAGCCATTTGATGTACCAGGTGGTTATTTACAGCTTTCATTAGTGTTCGGCTTATCAAGTAAGAATGCTGATTTTGATAACCCAGTTAAATGCTTTGTTGATTGTTTGCAAAAAAAATACGGCTTTAACGACAAGATGATCAAGCGCTGCATCATAAATGTTGAGCATGTTGCTAAAGGGCAAGAGTTTATTGACTGGGAAATAACTCAACTAAAGGACGTTACTTAATGATTCGAGGTGGTGTATTACTCAAACTGGCCAGAGAAGCTAGAGGAATGACTCAAGAAGATGTGGCTTTTGCGCATGGCCCATCTATAAAAACAATTTCTCGATGGGAGAGCTGTAAAACACCGGTACCCTTTGATGATGTTATTTGGATCATCACTGATGTTTTTAAAATGACATTACCTCAAGCTATGGAGCTAGCCGACAATGAGAACAATTAGAGACGTTCAAAGCGAATTAAAGCAATGGGGTAACTTTTGGGCTCGTCAAGAAGAGGGGCAGGGTTTCTCTAGTAAATCAAACGTGCAAGCGATAAAAGAAGCATGTGAGGCTGGTTGTGCCAGCTCAAGTACTTTACATCTATTTAGTGGCTCTGACAGTATTCACGTTCCAGATTATATTGAAGTGATCGACAATAGTTTGAAAAAGTTAAGTCATCAATGCAAAACAGCTATACGCCAGCGCTATATCAACAAAGGTCAGATCCTTTACTTTGGTGATGCTAAAACGTTTTTATTTTGGGTTAAAAAAGCAGAGAGAGAGTTGTTATGAATATAGCGCAGCATACATCAGCAGCCAGTAAAGCTATAGCTTCACTGGATGAATTTAAGCTTACACCACAAGAAAAAATGGCTGCATTAAAAACAGCGGCGGCAATAATAGATCATGAAGTACAAGCATCAGCACAGGCACAGATTTTATTTAACTTATTACACAATAAAAAATAGAGAGGATTACAATGAAGAATTTAACATTAGGCTTAGGGTTTATCGTCATAATACTATTATCAGTAACTTATTCAGGATACGTGTTAAGCGTGTTATGGGAGTGGTTTGTTGTGCCTGTTTTTAATATTCAACCTATATCGATAGCGTTAGCAACCGGTTTAGCTTTGATTGTAGGCTATTTAACTAACCATGATTCTTCCAACTCTGAAGATACCTCAAGTGATTTTGGTGAGGCATTAAGTAGGTTTGCGGGGAAAGCTATAGCTAAACCATCAATGGCATTATTATTTGGTTGGATGGTTACTTGGTTTATTTAATATAATGAAATATTAATGTGTGGATCCGTCCTTATATGATTGTTCAATAAAGGACGGAAACCTCTGTTGTGGTTTGAAAAAACAAGGTAACGTTTGCCAATTCAAGGTTCTTGGGCGTTATTTACATTATGGAAATATATAAAAGTTAATTCTTTGCCATTCTATTTTTTGGATCTTTATCGTATTTTTCATCCCACTTCTTAACCAACTCTTCTAGTTGTATCCACGCTTTTGGCTGCCCTCGTTTGCGAACAGAGATGATCAAATGCGAGCATTTGCAGTACATACCACAAACAAATCCTCTAGCATTTTGATAAAGAAAATCACCATCAAGATCTTCGGACTCTATTCCCGATGCTATAAACTCGTAAAAATCTAAAATGTATGACGCTCCGATAAGCGCTTTGTTTTTATCATCATCCAAGGAATTGTTATGAATATAGGCGTTTACGTCAGCCTTAATTAAACTTTTACCTGTAGGGTAAATCATTACCATGTCAGTATAACGCTTTTGAAATGCCTCACTCAACCGACTATCAAGCAGCACTTTATAAGTATGCCCAACTCTGTGTTTGATTTGTTCGTGTTGATGATTTATAACCCAACCGAGTCCAGTAGAAAGTAAAACAACTACACCTACCATCAGCGTTGACATGCTAGAAGTGATTTCTTGCCCATTTTTTGAGAAACCTAATAAGGTAAGCACAATGAAAAGAAGTATGAATATGAATCCAGCCCAGGCTTGAACTTGTAGTACTCCTCGTTTAAATTTGATAGCTACAAGCGGTAAAAACATGCCTGCTGCTACGAGCAAGTAGGTTGAAACCCAGAATATATGAAAGTTTGACTTGTAAAAGTCTCCATTGATTACTTCGGAGCTAGTTGTTGCTAGTTCTATTTCTTTAAATATGATAATTACTAAAAGTATTGCTCCAGTAATAAGTAAGCTTCCCGCTGCTTTGCCAACGTTTGATATAAACAAGTTAAACATGGTGTCCCTTAAAAGCAAAAAACAGACTTAAAAGTCTGTTTTTATTAAAGTACTATTGGTAAGGCAGATATTATGCGCCACTTCCACCTTCAATAGTGAGGTTTAGTATTCTAATAAAAAAGTTTTTCATATTCATTCTCCATTTTATGAAACCGTAAAATTCAACTAAACATAATACTATTATAGATTAGATTTTAAATTTAAGTGTTTTTGTATTTAAATTGTAAAACAGTGTTAACACTGACGGTAAAGACAATATGTTGTGAATACATTTTGTTCGTGCATTTAACCATCTGCTTGTTGTCCTTGTCAACAATAAGTGAGCGTTTTACTTGCTTAATGCGCATAAATGCGATTTATTATGATCCTTTATACAGTGGTTAATTTCACAACAGGACAGATAAGTCCTTTTTAAACCCTCAAAAAAGCGTATCATTTTGCTATTGTTGTTAAAGCCCCGCCAGAGATGTAGGGGCTTTTTCATTTGTAGCGAACGGCATTGTTATATCAGTGCTTAAAGTTTGGTGTGGCAAGCCATTAATACACCAGTTAGCCATCTTATATACATGTTTTGCCCTGTCATTTGATAGGGCTTTTTTATTTCTGAGACTAAATTATGCCTAAGTTTGGAAAAGCATCAACAACAAGACTAGCAACTTGTCATATAGATCTACAGTTGATATTTAACGAAGTGGGTAAGACTGTCGATTGCTCTATATTTTGCGGTTACCGAGCAAAGGAAGCGCAAGAGAAAGCTTTTAATGATGGCCTTTCTCAGGTTCAGTTCCCTAACTCAAAACACAACAGCTTCCCCTCTATGGCTGTTGATGCAGGCCCATATTTCCCAGAGTTAAAAAACACTGATTGGGATGATGCAATGGCATTTGCTTCATTTCACGGATATGTAAAGCGTGTTGTAGATGAGTTATTAAAGTCTGGGCGCATTACGCATACCATTCGATGGGGCGGTGACTGGGATTCGGACGGTAGAACATCCGATGAGACCTTTAAAGACTTACCTCATTTTGAATTGGTGGCAGTGTGAATTTATTAAAAGTATTAGGCAAAGTTGGCGGATCAATTCTGGCAGATATTATACCTGGTGGGAACGCAATACTTAATGTGGTTAATGAATTCTTACCTGATGATTCAAAGCTTACAACCAACGCAACAGGCGAACAAATTCAAGATGCAGTTTCCTCATTACCTGCAGATCAACAAGCCGTTCTATTATCTAAAGAGTTTGATGTTGAGATAACAGAGATTAAAGAGCACACCAAAGTAATAGCCGCATTAGGTGATGTAGATAAAACAGGTAACTCAACAAGACCATTCATAGCATTGATGATGGCTTGGGTTGTAGCGTTCGCAATTGTTGGTTTAGTTATCATGCTTGGTATTGCTATCAATGAAAAAGATTCAGAAACAGTTATCGCTATTGGCAATAACTGGCCGTTAGTCCTTGCGTTACTGGGAATTCCTTCAGGCCTGTTACGCGCTTACTTCGGTATGAGAACTAAAGAGAAACAACAGAAGTATCAAGCGGTATCTAATACGGCACCTTCTTCTGGATTGGCAAGTTTAGTTGGTTTATTTAAAGGCGGTAAGTAGTGTCAAACAACCAAGAGCAATATATTCCCCATAGACTAAGTCAATTTGAAAAAGCCTCATCCGGAATTATTGCCGCCATAATTACGGGACTACTTGCATGGGTAGGTATAAGCGTCAGTGACCAACAAGTACAACAGGCAAGAATAATCACAACTCAAGGCGCTCAATCAATAACGCTTACCAAAATACAGTCTTCCATCGATAAAGCTGTACCGGCTAGAAATGCACTTATCACTAGTAACGCACTATTAACTCAGCGAGTAGATGTACTCTATGGGGAAGTAGAAGAGTTAAAGGAAGATGTAAATTCGTTAGAGAATAAACATTAATGCCGAAGGCTACACCTAAACGCTGCAGGCAAAGATCATGCGGTAAGACAACAGTTGAGCGGCACGGTTACTGTGATGATCATGCAAGCAATGCAAGTTGGGGCAAATACGGCAAACAACAGACCGCTAAAGGTAAGCGTGTACACCACACAAGTCAGTGGAAGTATCACATATCACCTCATGTAAAAGAATTAGCTAACCATCTTTGCATCAATCACTTGCTAATGACTCCATCAATTGTAGTCAGAGGTGTGATAACTGAGCATATAGTGCCAGTAGCCAAAGGTGGAACAGAAGACTACAGCAACCTTTCATGCTTCTGTAATGAATGCGCAACCACTAAGACGTCATGGGAGCGTAACAAGTCCGTTAATGAAGTACTTAGGCGCTATGGTCACACTGCAATTACTAAACAAAGAGACAGAGAGTGAGCCTAAAGCTTCAACAAACAATTAAAGCGCGAGAGTTAGCCATAGAAAAAGGCATCCCTGATTGGGCATTGTCTCACGGTGATTTCTGTTTAGATAAAGCTATTGGGCTTGTCGATAACAATGAAGACTATGTTGTTTTTTTAGGCAGGACAATATCTATGAGTGCTTTCTATTTCATTAAGGCTCAGTGGGTTTATGAGAGCTACACCCAAAGTAAGTTTGTGAACCATCCTACAGGCTTTCGTCACTTAAAAAGATATTTGAACACGGGTGAGGTAGTCAATGTATTCGATATTAAAAAGTAGGGCTTTATCTTTACGTAAGTTAGCCATAGCTAAGGGTATGCCTGAGTGGGCTTTACGACATGCTGATTGGTATGTGGATAAAGCAATTCATTACCGTTCTTTACCTGAGTGTAAACAAAGCTCTAGTAACAAACTCTTTGATAGAGCCAAGCAGGAACTATGTGTTGCCACTACATGCTATGAATCATTCTTATCGGAGCGCTTCACTAAGTATCAACTCCCTAGCCTGACAAACGAGCTAGGTTGATGGGAGGGGGCCTAAAATTGTTCAAAACAAAACGCTCCACCAGTACAGCCACCTAAGTCAATTTTTACGCGTAAGAAATAAGAAAACTTTTTTGAAATATTTTCGAGGTTAATTTGACCGCTGTTCGAGCCGCCGGAGCCGGAAGAAAAAAGAAAGATGCACTGGTATCAGTTGGTGATCCAACGTTAACAAGAGTTGCACCACCTGAACAATGTCGTGATGAAAATTCAAGAAACCTTTGGAAAACCCAAAGTAAGATCATGATTTCTCGCGGTACTTTGGCCATGGAAGATTTACCCATATTGGTTACGTATTGCAACGCATGGTCGTTGATGCTTGAAACCCAAGAAGATATGGAAAAAACTTTATATTCTTCAACGGCTGACGGTGGTGAAAAAGTTCATCCATCGGTAAATATTAATAAAATCGCAGTTGGTCAATTAAAAATGTTGGGCTCGCTATTAGGATTAGATCCTTTGTCACGTTCTAGAGTTGTCGGTGCAGGTTTGAGTGGCAAAGGGGGCGACGACGAAAATGAATTTGATGAATTTTAATCAATGTCTACTTACCCAAATGTTAACGCAGCAAACAAATATGCCCGAGAAGTAGTAGCGAAAAAAATCCCGGCATGCAAATTAACTATTCTTGCCTGTAAACGACATTTAGACGATTTAAAAAAACAGAAAAATAAAAAGTTTCTCTATAAATTTGACCGTGATGCAGCAGAGCGTATCTGCAAATTTATTCAGCTATTGCCGCATACCAAGGGCGAGTGGTTAAGACGAAAATTAAAAATAACATTAGAACCCTGGCAACTATTCTTTTTTTCTGTTGGTTTTGGTTGGCTGAAAAAGTCTGACAATACTCGTCGTTTTCGAGAGTTGTATTTAAAAGTTCCGCGTAAAAATGGAAAGTCAGCTGTTGCAGCTGGTGTTGGCCTTTATGGCTTTTGCGCTGATAACGAATATGGCGCAGAGGTTTTTTGTGGCGCTACCAACGAAAAGCAAGCTTGGGAGGTTTTTAAGCCTGCCAAATTAATGGTTCAAAAGCTGCCGAATTTAAGAAAACGATTTGGTATTGAAGTTAACGCTAAAAAATTAGTTAAAACGGATGGCTCTATCTTCGAGCCTGTTATTGGTCAGCCTGGTGATGGTGCTAGTCCACACATTGCTATTGTTGATGAGTATCATGAACATCCAAGTGATGATCAATATGATACTTTCAATACGGGTATGGGGGCGCGTGAACAACCAATGATGTTGGTTATCACAACCGCCGGCACTGATATTGATAGCCCTTGTTATGATCTTGAACAGCGTGTTGTTGAAATGCTGCAAGGCATGAAAGACGATACCTTGTTCGGTTTGATTTTTGGTATTGATGAAGGTGATGACTGGACCTCTCCAGCGGCACTAATTAAAGCAAATCCAAATTACGGTGTTTCGGTTAAAGCTGACTACTTACTCAATCAGCAGCAAAAAGCGATATCAAGACCGCGTTTCACTAACCGTTTTAAAACAAAACATTTAAACATGTGGGTTTCTGCTAAAGAAGCTTATTTCAACATGGAAAAATGGAAAGCTTGTGAAGATAAAACACTAAGTATTGATCAGTTCATTGGTGATGATTGTGTTCAAGCTTGCGATTTAGCTCGTAAGTTGGATATGAACTCAAAGGCTCGTATCTTCTGGAAAACAATTGACGGTAAGAAGCACTGGTATTGTATATCACCTCAATTCTGGGTGCCGTATGACACAGCGTTTGATAATGAAAACAAATCACTTGGTGATCGTTACCAAAAATATATAAACCTTGGTGTGCTAAGTGTTACCGATGGTGCAGAAATTGATTACCGTGAAATACAACAGGACATTCTTGCAAGTCATTTAGAAACACCGAGCATCAAAATACCACTTGATCCGCATGGCGCGACTAACCTTGGTCATCACCTTATGGATGACGGCCTTGAAGTGGTAACAATAACTCAGAACTACACAAACTTAAGCGACCCGATGAAAGAACTCGAGGCCGCAATTAATAATGGTCGATTCCATCATGATGGCAACCCCGTAATGACTTGGAATATTTCAAACGTTGTAGGTAAAAACTTACCAGGTAACGACGATGTTGTTAGACCAATCAAGCAAAAAGCTATTAACAAAATTGATGGTGCTGTCGCATTAATGATGGCAATTGGTGAGGCGATGTTACAAGAACGTGAGCCTCAAGAAGAAGATTCTATTTATGATACGGGGGCAGTGGGATGTTAGCAGATTGGGTTAGTGGCTTATTGGGCCTTATTGGTATTTTTTTATTGTCGTATGGTGCCTATTTAATTGCACCTCAGTATGGGTTTATTACTTTAGGTATCGCTTTGACATTCTTTTCATTTCTAATGTCTCGCGCTAATGCATTTAACAACCAACAAAAGAATAAGAAGTAATATATGTTTTTCTCAAGTCTTTGGGGTGGTTCGAATGACAACGCTAGTAATTTCAGTATGTTTGGATCGTCTAGAGCTGCCTATGCTAAATCAGGTGTAGTTGTCGATCCTAAGACAGCTTTGAGTCAATCAGCTTTAAGACGCTGTGTCACCTTGCTAGCAGAATCTGTAGCGCAATTACCTTGTGAAGTTTATAAACGCCAAGGTGATCAAAGAGAAAAAGCAGTAGATCATCCTTTGTATGATTTATTGCATAATCAGCCGAACCAGAAAGATTCTAGCTTTGAATACTTTGAAACAGCTCAAGGATTTTTAGGATTAAATGGTAACCACCTAGCAATTATCGAACGAGATAATAAAGCCAATATTACTGAATTAATCCCTATCCATCGTGACAAAGTTCAAATATTAAAGGGTAACGATGGCTTACCTTATTATCATTTAATTGAAGAAAACGAAACGCTGCCAATGCGCATGATTCACCATGTAAAGGCGTTCTCAATGGACGGTTTCCAAGGGTTATCTCCATTGCAAACAAGTGCAGACACAATTGGATTATCTTTAGCTGTTGAAGAACATGCTTCTAAAGTATTTTCAAATGGCACAACGTTGTCGGGTGTTATTGAGCGACCAACTACAGAAAAAGTAGGCCCAATAAAAACCCAAGAGGGCATCGATAAAGTTGTTAATTCCTTTGTAGGTAAACATTCAGGTATTCGTAACATGTTCAGTGTTGCCATGCTTCAAGAGGGCATGACCTACAAACAAATGGCCATGAATAACGATCAAGCACAACTTATTGAGTCACGGAGAATGTCAGTGGCAGATATTTCTCGATTGTACGGCATTCCATTATCAATGCTTAGTGAAAGTGCAGGGGAGTCTTACAAATCAATAGAACAGCAATCACTAAACTATGTGATTTTTGGTTTGATGCCATGGCTTAAAAGATGGGAATCTGCCATGCGAAGAGACTTACTTTTACCATCAGAACGTAAAAAATATTTTATAGAATTTAACGTTGCCGGTTTAATTCGTGGTGACTTGAAAACAAGATATGAAGCTTATGCCCTTGGTCGTCAGTGGGGTTGGTTGTGTGTAAATGATATTAGGCGTTTAGAAAATTTACCTCCTGTAGACGGTGGTAATACCTACCTAGAGCCTTTAAATATGGTTGATGCTAACAATAGGCCAATTAATAACAAAACTGCTTCACCGGAGCGAGTTCAAGAAGTTAAGGAAGTTTTATGTCCAACCAATTAAGCCCAAAAATAATTAATTATTCACATATAGCACAACTGGCCTTTAATGTTCCTTTGTTGGCTACCGCACAAATTGCAGATACCGTTGCAGCATTTTTACAAAATAAAATTGCTGAATCTTCAATTGACCACAGCCACAGTGGTCAACAAGTGTCAGCAGGCAATGTAACTTCAATTGCACTTGGCAGTCCTGAAAATGGCGAGAGCATCACTGTTATTCCAGTGCATGGGATTTTAGTGCCTCGACGTTTTGCTATTGAAGCATGTGAAGAAATGATGAGTTATGAATTATTAAGAACTCAACTTACTCGAGCGCTTAATGATGAAGGTGTCAGCGAAATCATCCTTGATGTTAATTCAGGTGGTGGCAATGCACAGGGCGCTTTTGAAATAGCAGAGTTTATTTACCAGTCACGAAGTATCAAACCTATTCGCTGCATTGTGAACTTTAATGCATTTTCTGGTGCATATTTAATTGCGGCAGCATGTAGTGAAATTATTGTTTCTGAAACGAGTGGTGTTGGCTCCGTTGGTGTTTATACAAAACGTTTAGATCTCACACAGCACTACCAAGAACAAGGCGTTAAAATTCACTCTTTTTATCGTGGCGCTAGAAAGATTGATTTTCATCCCGATACTGAGCTGAGTGAAGAAGAGCGCACAAACATAGAAAAAAACATGGAAAGCACTTATCAAAAGTTTGTTAATGCAGTTGCAAAATATCGAGGCCTCACTGTAGAGGCTGTTATCGCGACCGAAGCAGACTGCTTCGAAGGGCAAGAAGGTATCGAGCTAGGTTTGGCTGACAGATTAGCAACACCTCAAGATGCAATAAATCAAATTACTCAGAATGTATTGGCAAATCAACTGCCAGTACCGCAACAAAGCATTTCAATCCAAGCAGCGCATATGCGTATGCAATCACAGCTCTAGCCTCGCGGCTGAGTAAACCACCACAAGGTCGCTTTTAGCGGCCTTTTTTATACTTAAAATAAGGTAAACACCATGCTAAAACGCATCGAAGAACTACGCCGCGAGCAGGCGATAATTGCTGAAACCGTACAAGTATTAGCAGCTAAAGAAAGTAAAGGTGAGCAGTTAAGTGCTGAAGAACTTGAACAATTCACCAGTATGCAAACTAAATTTGATGAGTTAGGTGGTCAAATTTCCCGTGCAGAGCAGGCTGAAAACATGGCTATTGCTAGCGCTACACCAGTTCGCAGTGCCGTAAGTGCAGCTATTCATACTAAATCAGCACCAAAAGATTACCCTGGTGCAAAAGTTGCCCGTTTTGCTATGGCTATTGCAGCCGGTGAAAATGATATGGTTTTAGCTGAAAAGTTTGCGGCTAACGAAATTGGTGATAAAGATGTTGCAATGGCTATTTCGACAGCAACGAATTCAGGTGGTGCATTAGTTCCTGAAAATGTTGCTAGTGATATCATCGAACTTTTACGACCTCGTTCAATTGTTCGCGGTTTAGGTGCGCAAACGGCCCCGTTAATTAACGGTAATCTGACTATGCCCCGATTAACAAGTGGTGCAACATCGAACTATAAAGGTGAGAACGACTCGCAGAACGCAGAGGGTGGCAGTACTGACGAAGTGAAAATGTCAGCTAAAACTCAAATGTCTATCGTGCCAATGTCAAATGAGTTAATCGGTCAAGCAGGTCACCGCGTTGAGGGTATTTTCTTAAACGATATGATCAATGCTATTAGTAGTCGCCAAGATAAAGCTTACTTGAGAGACGATGGCACTAATAACACACCGACAGGCTTTAAACCAACTGCTGTGGCTGGTGGGCGAGTTGTGGAATGGTCAGGTACTGCTGATTTAGCTACTATTGATGCATACCTTGATACCTTGATTTTAGGTTTGATGCAATCAGACTCAAACATGATTATGTGTGGTTGGGGGATGTCACCACGCTCATTTATGAAGTTGCAAGGTTTGCGTGATGGTAATGGCAATAAAGTTTACCCTGAAATGGCAAACGGGTTCTTAAAGGGCTGGGCTATCAAGCATACGACAACTATCCCTGTAAACCTTGGCACAGGCACTAACGAAACAGAAATTTATTTTGCTGATTGGAATGATGTAATCATCGGTGAAACTGATTCTTACACCATCGATTTTAGTAGAGAAGCTACATATAACGATGCTTCAGGTAACTTGGTTTCAGCATACTCAAAAAACCAATCTGTACTAAGAGTGGTAACAGGTAATGATATTGGTTTCCGTCATTTAGAAGGTTTACAGCTAGGTACTAAAGTTACTTGGTAAACAGTATTTAACCCTGACATTCATTTAGTAGTTACATCACTTAGTTAACTAACGTGATGTAACTAGGAGAACACACATGAACAAAAAAGAATTAATCGCAGATATTGTGATTCTAGCGACAGCTCTGAAGATTGAAGTAGTAACCAAAGACTTAGATGTTGAAGCACTTAGTAAACTTCATGATGAATTAACTGTTGAAAAAACAGCTATGGACAAAGCTTTAGCTAATGAACAATCTAAAGAGTCCAAGTCAAAACAAGAAAAAGTAGTGCTTGAATTTACCTCTCCCTACAAACGTTATGCCAATAAAGATATTGCAGGTTTTGACGCAGAAATCGCAGATCGTATTTTGGCGCTTAAACCTTCGGTCGCTGTAAAATACAAAGAAAAAAGTGACGAAGAATAGTTTTTAATTAGTTATATCTAAAAGTCTGCAACGTTGCAGGCTTTTTTGTTTAATACGAAGGTTTTATCATGCCAATAGTTGCATTAGAAATAGCAAAAGAACAATTAAACGTTACTGAAAATGATGATGATTTACTTATTCAAACGTTTATTAGTGCTGCTATTGGCATGGTTGAACACGCAACCGAGCGTGACTTATACGAGACTCAAGCAGAAGTTCCTGTTGACGCTGTAAATATTATTGTTTTTTCTGATTTAAAACAATCTAAGCAAGCTGCAATACAGGCTGCGATTATGTTGGCATTATCAACTTTATACACTTATCGCGAATCAGATCTTGATGTAGATCTTTCAGAAAACCCTGCATTTAATGCATGCTTATCTGGTTTTAGTCCAGTGGTGATCGGTTAGTGGCTTTAAAATCTGGCGACTTACGCAACAAAATAACGTTCTTAAAGCGTACCAAAGTTAACGGTACTTACGGCAAAGAAGAACAGTATTTACCACTTAAAACAGTGCGAGCAAAAGTAACTCAGCCTAGAACTGATGAAAACGACAGTGATCATGGTAAAAGCCGCAAAGTTAAGTTAATAATTTTTATTCGCTACACAGCGAACGTTAGCGAAGACAACCGCTTGATCTTCAATGGTACTGAATTCAATATTACTAGTTGTCGAGATTTACTCGGTACACGTAAAGAATTGATTATTGACGCAGAAAAGCGGAGTTAGCAATGATTTCTATCGACCTAGACAGCCAATTAAGTACATTACTTAAAGACTTAGACAAGCTTGAAGAGGTAACCAGAAATAAAGTTGTTAGATCTGGTTTGGTTGCTTTAAGTAAACCCCTTAAAAAGTCCATGGCTTCAAATGCACCAAGAGATCAGGGTTATCTAGCACAAAGTATCAATCATAAATCTTTAAACAAAAGACAAAAGTCCCGCTTAAATGTTGCTCCTGATGATGTTGCTATTTTGGTTGGTCCTAATAAAAAAGTGAATGGCTTTAGTCAATCAAGAAAAGCTAACCTAGTTGAGAATGGCGTAAAAGCCCATGTTATCGAATCAAATAACAAACCGATGAAAGTAGGTCCTACTGGTTATGCTTCAGGAAAAATAAAGCATCCTGGTATCAAAGCAAGCCCTTTTATGGCTGACGCATTACAAGATAACGAAAGTAACTTGCAGGGATTATTTTACAAAGGTATGGCTAAATCACTTGATAGGATCAGAGCACAATGAATTTGCAAAAGATTATTGTTCATCTAGCTTCTGCTATCGAATTTAAACAAGTAGCCGAAGCGGGTAGTGCATCAACCACACCACAGATTGACACAGAGGCTTTGTTGACAACTGTTTTATCAACGGTAACCCCTGACGTTCACTCGTTGAAACTACCAGAAACACCAGATTATCCAAATATTGTTTACATGTTAGTAGGCGGTAAAAACCAATACTTTGAAAAACACTTATTAACGCAAGTAGATACTTTTATTATTTCGTTACGGGAAAAGTCACTTGATGCTCTTGCCGTTAAATCTAAAGAGTTACTTAAAACGCTAGTAGCTTGCGATTATGCAATTGAAATTCTAGATAAGCAAAAAGACCATGAATCTGAACGTGAATGCTTCCGTTTAGACTTGGAAGTTTCATTCACTGTACCGGCTACAGGTGTTAATGGTGAAACCCCTGCTTTATTGGTTTATTGCGTAGGGCAAGACGGTGAAGAAAGTGATTACGACAACTTGATTAAGCAAAAAACAAATAGCACTTATGGTATCGCCATTTTAACAGCAGGTAACGATGTCGCAGCACTTCAAACTGTAGTTAGAAATAAGCTACTGGGGTTTCAACAAACACCACAACACTTTGAAATGCAATTTGCTCGCGGCTCACCTCTAGAGAACGAAGGAGGCTTGAGGATTTGGCGAGAAATATATCAAGACTCCAACATGATTAAGCAAGTTACATAAATAATCACACAAACCACCTTTTAGGTGGTTTTTTTATACCTAAAAATCAATAGAGGTTACTCATGAATAAAGGCGGCAGCTTTGAAATTGTGGACGGTAAACGCGTCCTGAAACATCAAACAAATCAGCAACCAACCATGTTGCACAGTGAAAAAATAGCGGCTGCGAATAGTAAAGCACCTGCAAAAAAAGTAAAACCAACGGGAGCTAAATAATGAAATTTCGAGCTAAAACGCTATTAGCAAAAATCGAAGGTGTTTATGGTGTCGGCAGTGTGTTAACTGGCGCTGAAGCAATGCTGACAAAGAATTTAAGCATTAATCCATATAGCGGCAATACCATAAGTCGTGATACAGATAGAGCAAGTTTGGGTAACAGTGAGCAAATCAATACTAACCCATTCGTTGAGATAACTTTCGATGTTGAATTGGCTGGTGCCAAAACAGCTGGTGATGTACCAGGTTACGGTTGCTTATTACGTTCGTCAGGTTTTAGTGAAACAATCAATGTTGGTACTGATGTAATTTATCAGCCAGTTTCCTCTGGCTATGAATCAGTCACGCTAGCCTACTTACAGAAAAACAATGCAGGCACGAATCAACTTCACCAAGTGGTTGGTGCTCGAGGCTCAGCTTCTTTTGGCTTTTCGAAAGAAAGCATTCCAATGATCAGCTTTAAATTCATTGGATTCTACAAAACACCAGAAGATGTGGCCGCCATTATTGCAGATCACAGTTCATTTGCTGATCCATTACCTATTTCAAATGCACAAACATCGCTAACCATTGGTGCATACAGCCCCATTGCAGAAAGTATCTCTTTTGATATGGCCAGTGATGTAAAAGCGCGAAATGTTATTAATCAAAACGAAGTAATTGTTACCGACCGTAAGCCAACAGGCTCTACAAGCGTACAAGCGCCAGATGTGAGTACTAAAAACTTCTTTGCTGAAGTTGAAAGTCATAACGGCATAACTGTTCAGGCTTTGTCACTTATCCACGGAACCACAGCAGGCAACATTGTACAAATTGATGCCCCTAAAGTTCAGTTAACCACGATAGCCATGCAAGACGGTGATGGTGAGCTTCATTACAACTTAGGTTTGTCATTTATACCTGATGCAGGTGATGACGAGTTCCTTTTAACTATTAAATAAAGTTTAGGTCGGGCAACGTGTTTAGCCGTGCGTTGTCTGATCGTTTAATTACTCACGGCTTACTAATCAAACTAACTATCAATTTAATTTATTAACGGCGAGAAAATATTATGTCTTTTATTATCAAACGAGTTATTAGCATTAAAGAAAAAGTCATCATTGATGTACCTACTGATCTGGGAAAAATAAAGCGTTCTGAAATTGTTGTCGAGTTCAAAAAACTGCCAGTCTCTGAAACTAAGCAGTTACTTGAAGACTCAGCAGCCGGTGACATTAACGACGATGAAGTGTTGCGTGAAAATATTATCAATATTGAAGGTTTACTCGATGAAGACAAAAGTAAAGTTTCATATGACAGTGACATTTTAGATCAGTTATTAGAAATGGAATACGTTCGACGCCCAATGATTAAAAAGTTTATGGAAGTCATTGTTGGTCGCGAGGCGCTTAAAGCAAAAAACTAATAGCGCTTGGTAGGTATCTCGCTAGTTCAAATAGCGGTGAAACTGCCGAGCAAGATTTGCAAGATGACATGGACGTTATTCAAATTAATGGTGATGCAGATGCCTTTTGGCAAAAGCAAAGTCAAGAAAACGAGTTCGGGGTATGGGATGAAAACTTCCCTGCTTACAACCTGTTTCAACAGTGCCAAACCCAGTGGAATGTCAGTATGTCAGGCGTAACAGGGCTTAATTATCCTGCTTTACAGTCAGTCATGATAATGACTGCAATACCAACAGAAAAACAACCATCACGTTTTGAAGAAGTTCGCTTTATTGAAAGCGGTTTTTTATCAGCAATCAGCGAGCAACGGAAGAATAATGGCTAAGAATTATCAAGTTGGTTTGGTCATCAAGGGCAACGCTAAAGGTGGCGTGTCTGCTGTTAAAGCCACTAAAGACGAGTTAACTAAACTTAATAGTAAGCAAAAGCGTTTTCAATACGAAACTAAAAAAACTAATGATTCTATTGGGAAAATGGCTGGTAAGTTTGGCTTGTTAAAAGCATCAGTTATTGGCGCTGTCGCCTCTATTGCTAGCATTACATTGGGTAAGCAATTTATTGATGACTTTACACAGCAAGAACAAGCTGTTTCTTTACTTGATGCATCTATTGGTTCAATGGGAAGAACAACTGTCGGTTTATCTTCTCAATTACAAAAATTAGCGTCACAAATACAAAAAGAAGGGATTATAGGCGATGAAGTACTCATTAAAGGCCAGTCATTTTTAACCACATACAAAGATATTACCGACGAGTTACTACCAAGAACCACACGAGTAATGGCCGATTTAACTGCTAAAATGGGCGGTGATGCAGTTCGAGCCGCCAACCTACTCGGTAAAGCCTCCATGGGTTTAACAGGGGCGCTGTCTATTGCGGGCATATCACTTTCTGAAGCGACTAAAAAATCAAAAGATTTTGAGGCAATATTAGGTGAAATTGAAGACCAAGTTGGCGGAACCAACAAAGCATTAGGATCTGCATCAACTGGTGGGTTTACGCAGTTTAGTAATGCCCTCGGTGATGTTAGAGAAAATATAGGTGAAATACTTACTATTGCCTTGGGTGATCACTTTAGGGGATGGAGCCTAGAGATTGGTATCACAAAAGAAAACATTCAATCTTTCGGTAGCGCATTAAAGGTGCTTGTTGCTTCATTAGCCACACTAGGCAAAATTGTCATGGTTGGCGGGGCCTTAGTGTTAGGATTTAAAGCGATAACTATTGCAGTAACTTTAGCTGCAGCCGCAAAAAGATTCTTAGCAATGAATGTCTTGGCTACATCAATGGCTTATACCGCGGGTGTTGGCCCTTTAGCATTATTTACGACAAGTTTAATAGCATCAACCGCTGCAACATGGAGTGCTATAACTGCTTTTGGCGTACTAAAAACGGTTACATTAGGTTTGTTTGCTGCTTTTGCCGGTTGGGAAATTGGTAGTCTTTTACGTGAGCAGTTTGTAGAAGTCAGGATTGCAGGATTGGCATTTGTCGGTGCTATGGAAACGGGGTTAGTTAACTTGTCGTATTCCTTTTCAGCGATTGCTCCTAAAGCAAAACAAGTATGGGGTGAACTAACCACCTATCTAAAGAACAAATTAGGTTCATTATACAGTTTAATAGCCGATGGGTTAGCCAATGTTGGCGCTGATGATATGGCGAAAGGCTATAGAGATTTTTCTGAAAGCTTATCAGGTAGTAGTGATACAGCCAAAGCTGCCAAGAAAGAATTAGCATTGCTCAATGAACAACGCAATAAAGATATTGAAACTATAGATAAAATAATTGTTAGTTTAATTAATTTTGAATATGCGCAAGAAAAAAGTACTAAAGCAACACAAAAAAACACCAGTAAGAGTAAAGATAAAATTAGCTTAGCAAAAAGCGAACTAACGACCAATCAAAAGCTTATAGCCTCACTTCAAAACCAATTAAAAATAAGTAAATTAACAGGGATCAAAAAGCTAGAAGAAATTAACCTAAGTAAGCTTTCAAGTGAGATCAAAGATGGTGAAATAGCGAAGATAAAAGAGCTTACAGCTGCACTATATGAACAATCACAAATAGACAAACAGAAACAATCAGACAGTGATTATTACCAAAAAATAATCGATGGTGCTAACGATATTGGGGAAAGCTGGAGCGCAGCAGGAAATGTTATTGTCAATACGTTTGGCACTATCGGTGAGCAACTGGATAAATTAGCTCAGCAACAAGAAAACTACGCTAAAAAACAAAAAAAGCTTGCTGCAGATAAAGTTAAATATGCTGATGATCCAAAAAAATTAGGTGAAATAGGTAAAGCTGAAAATTCCCTCGCCAAACAAAAAGCCGGTAATGCTATGAGTGAAATAAGCTCGTACCGGGCAATTACTGACTCAGCTGCTTCTATGTTTAGTGAACACTCAAAAGGCCGTAAAGCAATGCAAGCTGCCAGTGATGTGTTTACTGCAATTGAACTAGCCAATTCTGCATTACGTATTGGTAGTTATGCCATCGAAGCTATAACAGCCGCTTTTGCTGCGCCTTGGCCAATTGGTTTTGCTTCGGGCGCTGCCATGATTGCTATTATAGCTGGCTTAGGCGTAGCTGTTTCCGGTGGCTCTGGCTCGGCTCCTGCGAGCAGTGAAGAACGTCAAAAAACACAAAGTACAGGTACAGTCTTAGGTAGTGACGAAAAATCACAATCACTTAATAATAGCTTTGAACGTATTGAAGAACTTGAACTTGATCAATACGCTGTACTACGTGAAATGAACACTAGCTTGCATGATTTAAACAATAACATTACTCATTTAGCGACTAGCTTCGTAAGCAATTTTGGCAAGTTTAATAGCGATAGTTATGGCGGAGACTTGGGCGAATCACATAAATGGTCAGGGAAGATTGCAGCGATGCATGAATCAGGAACCTTTTTAGGCGATCCCGTTGGTGATTTCTTGGACTCAATAGTACAAAAGTTTTCTACAAAAAAACGTTCACTAGTTGATTCAGGTATTAGCATCGTTAGCCAAACCCTTGGTGATATTATTAATAGTGGTTTAGTGCAAGCTCAAGCCTACTTTGATGTAAAAACTAAAAAGAAATCGTTTTGGGGTTTGTCATCTAAAACCAGTTACAACACAGAAACGCAAGATGTTAATGAACAGTTAAAGCATGAATTAGCCTTAATATTTGCTGATATTGGCTCAAGCATTACCAGTGCAGTGGACGTGCTTGGTTTTGATCTTACGCGCTCCTTAGATAGTTTTGTTATCGACCTACCAAATATCAGCTTTAAAGATTTGAGTGGTGATGAAATACAAGCAGAGCTACAAGCTATGTTTAGCTCTCAAGCTGATTTGATGGCCACTTATTTAATACCAGGCTTAGCTGAATTTCAGCAAGTGGGGGAGGGGTTGTATGAAACCCTTATTCGCCTTGCTCAAGAGCAAGCTGTTTTTAATTCAGTACTTGAACTGACGGGCAATACATTCGCCAGTGTTGATGCTAATCAAACCATTGCGGCTACTCAGGCTATTATCGGGTATGCAGGTGGTATTGAAGTGTTACAAAGTGCTGCTGGCACTTTCTTTAATGAATTTTATAGCGAAGCAGAACAGTTTGAATACATGCAAAAACAGCTTAATGCTCAATTTACCGCATTAGGTCTAACGGTTCCTAAAACAAAAGAAGGTTTCAGAGATTTAGTTTCTGCATTAGATCCTTTAAATGAAGCAGACCAAAAACTTTACGCACAGTTATTATTATTGTCGGGCCAAACGTCTGAATACTACGATGCGCTTGAAAACCAAATTGATGCTGAAAAAGAACTAAGTGATGCAAGAAAATCATTTACTGATGACATTCAAACTCAACTTGAACGCCTTGATATGTCACCGTTGCAAATTCAACTGGAAGATTTACAGAATAGCTTCTTGAATTCATTTAATGAGGCTCAAGAACTTGGTCTAGAGACAGCATTATTAGAAGAGCTGTATGCTAGAAATCGTCAGAAAATAATTGACGATGCTTTAGCAAAAGTTAACGATGCTCACGAACGTTCAATGGATACATTAACCCGTGATCATGAAAAAGCGGTTAATGAATTAATCAGCAATAACGACAAACTTGTTTCAGCATTTAGTTCACTTAATGCCTCGATAGCCTCAGGTATTTTGTCTATTCGCAGACAAGGTGAGGGTTGGTCAGAAAGTAATTATCAATCAACTCAAGTAAGTGATTTATCTTCACTACTTGGGCAGGGTTCAATATCAGACCAAATTGGCAATATTGACAGCTTACAACAAGCGCATATCAACAAATACAATGCAGAGCTTGCAAGTATCAATGCTTCTCGTGATGCAACGCGTAGTGCTTATGACGAGCAGTTAGCAAATATTGAAACACGCTATCAAGCTGAATTAGAAGTTTATAACAGCATGCGCTCTGCGCTTGATTCACTCAAAGAGGCTGTTGACAGCTTATTATTAAGTGATTTTTCAACGCTCACTAATGCAGAACGTTTAACCGAATCAAAAAACCAATATCAAAGTACACTTGCTGCCGCTAAGGGCGGTGATGCTGATGCGGTTGCACAATTATCAACATCACAAAATAACTACCTTGCTGAAGCGCAAAAGTATTATGCAAGCTCTAGTGCCTATCAAGACATTTTTGACCAAGTCATTGGTGAAGCATCGAATATTGCTAACACCAGCCTTGTGGCACCAACTGAGCCAAGCGCATTACCTGTTCCTGAAGAAATACGCGAACATAATGCCGCGATTCAAGAGTTGCAGTTATCAACTATTGCAGAGCTGACAGGGCTTAGAGAATTAAGTGCCGAGTTAGAGTTACAAAATCAAGAAAGCTTTGATTTAGCAATGACTGACCTAGCGTTTCAACTTGAAGTTAACTCAGCATTACTCATTGAGCAACTTGATGCTGATACGCTAGAAATAAATGCACAAGCTGCAGCGAATACACAAGAGCTTAATACCACGTTAAATAACCAGTTAACCATTGTGACTGAGCAAAATGTATTAGTTGTAGAGCAAACTACGGCTATTCATCAAATGAACAGAGACGTAACTGACGAACTTGGTAGCGTAGTAAAAATGCTAGGCGAACAAAACGAGGCATTAAATGCTCGTATTAAACAAGAAGAAGCTAAATCACAAGCGGCTGATGCACGGGCTGATTCATTGATGCGTCAATTAAATAATCAAGCGGAAACGCAAGAGCGAATGATTGATGAAATCATGACTCGACTGGATAAAGCAGGATGAGCTTAATTGAACAATGGCTGCAAAAAGCAGGGCAACAACGCTGCCTTTTAGCTAAGGTTAATTACTTTAATAATGGCGCACAGACAGCGTATTTGTCGACAGCGCCTTTTGTTAGTTTACCGACCGATTCTCCTAGTAACATTCCCTTTGATGATTTGATTGTCGAGGCTCCCACTTTTTCAAAAAGTATGGCTATTTTTTCTAGTGGCTCAACGGCAAGTCGAAGTGCATTAAAAGTATTTGCTCACGAATGGTTAACCCCTTTATTGCAAGGTAATACTTTTAAGCAAGAAGTGACGTATTTACTTGGTGATGAAGAATGGCCCCTTGCCGATTTTGTTGTCATTGGTAACCAACTGGCGGAACGTGTTGTCACGAGTAATGATGAGCTGAGCATTCAAATGCGCGACCCGTCATTAAAACTTGATACGGTAATTGATACCGGAAAATTCACAGCAGGACCTAATGCCGGCAAAGCAAAACCGCTTTGTCTTGGTGATGTACTTAATATTGAACCGGTACTTGAAAATGCAGCTACACATAAATACTGCGTTAACTATATTGGTGTTGAAGATGTTGTAGAGGTACGCGATAACGGTCTTGCTATTGCAATCACTAAAAACAATGCTGATGGTAGCTTTACATTAAACCAAGCGGCAGTTGGTCGTATAACGTGTGATGTAAAAGGTGCAAAGCCTGCAACATATTTAGAATACCCGGGTGAAACAATTTCTTGGTTATTAACAACCTTCACTAATGAAACCAATATTGCTGATTTATCAGGATTGCCTTCATACAAAATAGGAATTTATCAACGAGAGCCACGCAAGCTACGCACTATTATTGATTTAATTTGCAAGTCATTGGTTGGTTATCACATGTATAACCGAGCAGGTCAGTTTGTTGCCGCAATAATGCCAGAGATAACAGGCACGGCCATGCACGAACTAACGTTAGATGATCAGCTTGAAAATGGGGTAAATATAAAAAAAACAATTGAGCCTGCCTCAGAAGTTATTATCAATTATCGTAAAAATCATACCGACCAAAGTGATGGTTTAGCGGGTGGGGTAACCACTGAAAAGCGCGAACTCTTTAGCCAGTCATATCAAGTTGAAACAACACCGAATACCTTACCAGATTACCCCGATGCAGAGCCCTTAACTAAAGATACCTGCTTAGTTGATAGTGTTGATGCGTTATCGGTGGGCGTTAAGTTAGCTGCTATGTATGGCGCTAAGCGCACTATCTATCGAGTAAATGCCTTAGGTACTCCGTTCTTATTTGATTTAGGTGATGAGGTTTCTCTTTATCATTGGGAATATGGTTTGGAAGCAGGGGATAACGGTATTGTGATCAGCTTAAAAGATGATCCTATTGAAGGTGAAGTGGTGGTTGAATTATGGAGATAGTAAATGCCAATAAATAATAATATTCGCATGTTAATTGTTAACGATGCAGACAAGGCCGTCATTAATCAAACGATTGGTACTGAGATAGCCACTTTGCCACTGAGCAACGTGCAAAAATACAGTAATTCTCGCGTATTTCGCACAATGGATATAGCGCAAACCCAATTTACAATGAAATGGATAGAGCCGGTCATTATGTCAGGCGTTGTTTTGTGGCGTAATAATTTTAGTAACTCAGCAACGTGGCACATTGAAATATTTAGCGATGAAGCCATGACAACCTTATTGTATGACTCGTTAGTACTTCCTGCTGTTGAGCAAAAAACCTTAGGTGAAATTGATTGGTTGATTGATCCCTTGGTTGCCTCCGTTGTTGATATGAAGCTGCGAGCGTGTGACCACTGGTTTGATGATATATCAGTGCAAGCAATGCGCATTACACTTGTTGACCCAGATAATGAACACGGTTTTATTGATATAGGCCGAATTTATGCTGGTCGCGCATTACAGCCAAGGTTTAATTTTAGTTATGGCCATAAATCGGGTTGGAAAAGCCAAACAAAACAAAAACGCACCAGTGGCGGCAGTGGTTTTGCTAAGAAAAAAGCAAGACCTCGCGCGTTTTCTTTTACCCTTGATTGGCTCAATGATTCAGACAGGCCACATTTTTATAATGCAATCCAGCAAACAGGTGACGATACCGACTGGTATATTTCCATGTTCCCCGGTGTCGGTGGTCAAAAAGAACGTAATTATGCCATGGCATGTATGTTTGATGACTTACCTGAATTTACTGCAGATTTTTTTAATAATTACAAAGCGCCCTTTAACGTAGGAGAAGTTTGATGTTTGAAAACATTACTTGGCAATTTGCAACGAATGACCGAGGCACGCACTCAGGTAATTATTTCGACAAGTTACAACAGCTCGTCACGGGTTATAACGTGGTCATCGATGGCGTTAATGCTCAATTAGCTGCGGGTGAAGATTCAGCCGCCTTAAAAGCTGAAATTGTCGATATTCGTGATGTTGCCTTGGTCGATATAACTGAATTACGCAATGAAACACTTACGTATCGCAACCAAGCTTTTGCCGTTTCAATTGGTGATATCACAGGTGCTGATGTTGATTTTATTCGTGTTCGGGTCAATGGTCTTGATGTTGCTTTAGCTCAAGATATAAACGAAATGGATAACACCTCGGATTTAGACAAACCATTGTCAAATCTAACATTACAGGCACTTGAAACAATGCAAGCAGATATAACAATAGTTAAACAAATTGCGCGATCAGGAGTTATTTCATGGGCGTAATTAGCACAAAGTTAATCGAAGATGGCCAAGCTGTAGTTGATGCGTTAACAGTACCTACTGCGCCTATAGTGCTTAATGAGGTAGCATCTAGAACAGCATTATTACCATTGGATTTTACTCAGTTTGAGATAGTGCTGAATGCCGCAATAGCCGCGATTGATGGCAGCACGACATCCGATGATAAATTTTTTCTCAATGTTGCACGCAGAGCGGTAACACCTATAGCTGCCAAAGCTCAAATATTCGAACCAACAGATATACCTACAATTACATCATTATCAGTGACATCGATAAGAAATGTACTTACGACAGCTATGAGCGTAGGCGTCCCATGTATGGTAACGAATTTATCCGCTAGTATAAGTAAAGGCCATGGAAGTTATTCAATATCCTTTGAGCGAAATGGTCACTTGCCTATTGAAGTTGCTGAAACCCCAGGTTCAACATTTAATTCTGCAGGTGTAACTCTGGTAAAATGGGACACAGGCAAACCCATTTACTGTCCCGAAGGTTTTGTTCTAAAAACAACAAAATTGTCTGGTCTTGACGATAAAAGGATTGCTTTTACTGCTTACTTTGTTGAAGGCGTTATAGGGGAAATTGAACTATGAATACAGAGCAATCAGAAAAATTAGCAGCGTTAGGGTATGACCCAGATATTCACAAGTTGATAAACGACAACAGACCTGAGTTAGGGTTTGTAGCTAAAAATCAAATAGCGGATCCGATAGAATTTCCACTGACTAATATTGCCATTGTGGGTGGGGATACCACAAAAGTTGGTGATATTTGGTGGGTGCCAAAAAACCAGTCGATTGTTATTAGTGGAGATATAGGCCTAGAGGCTGCAACGCTAATGGTGATGGCTGAAAAAGTAGTTGATGCTGATAAAGCGGTTGATGATGAGCGCTTTTTAGCTGTCATCGATGCTGCAGGTAAATTAAGCGTTAGTGCAGTATTTGAAAATACAGGCAACTATTTAATTAGTGCAGAGCGATTAAATCGTGGCCTAAAGCGCATTGATAAAAATATAGCCCTTGTTTTCCCCCCTATCGAGCTTGATGTTTATGCGTAGAAAAACAATGTTACTACCTATTTTTAAAATGTTAAAAAACTTAGCCGGCTACCTATTTGTAGCCTTTTTTGTGCTCAGTCCTTTTGTACCAGGTGGTCATTATGTCGGTTATATATTGGCTCTTTTCTTTTTAATTCAACTACCCAGTATTAACCAATGTGATTATTGCTTAAGTACATGGTACTTGATTGATGTTCTTGCGTGTCATTGTATTCACAAAACGGGCCGTAATCGCAGTATTAGCGGTTGGACCGGACAGCACATGACGACTAAAAAGCGCTATTACTATCAAGCCAAAGTGATTGATTTTATCTTTGGCAAAGACCATTGTTTGCAAGAGTTTCAACGCGAGAAAGCAAAAGGGTATGTTGAATGATTGATTGCAATGGCTCGCCTAAAACGGGTACGCATTTATTAGTTAAGGCAGTTAGATTGTTTGGCAGTACTGCAATCATGGCAAGCCACAATCATGATCCTGATTTGTCGGGTTCTCATATACATATAATACGCAATCCCAGAAACGCACTTATATCTTATTTGAGAATGCAACAGGTTGATTTGTTGCGTACAAATATAATCAAGGAAATGCCTCGGTTTATCGCTGAATATTCTGAATATGTAAACCTATTAAGTCGTGACGATGTGCTTACTATTCGCTTTGAAAGCTTACTCACTGAAGAAAGCGAACTGTTAAAAATTTCTAAATTTATTGGTCTTCCTTTAATCAATAATCACTTTCGTAAATTGTGGGGGCAAACAAACACATTCACAGGCAAGTTAAGTAATTGGCGTGAGTATTGGTCCCATTCAAAAGTGCAACGCAAATGGTCTGAACTAGGTGGTTTAGCTCTCGAATCAGCATTAGGTTATGCGCCCGATACTGATAAAATAGAAGTGAGAAAACCATGAATTCAGTTTTTGCATTGCTAAATAAATATGACGCTGCAACATTCCAAAAGGGAGACATAATTTCTGCTAATGATGGTGCTGCATATTTCGGTGAAAAGATACGGAATAATCCTAAGTTTCACGTAATCGAAGTGACAGGGGTTACGCTAGATGAAGCGGTAACATTGCTACAGCCAATGATGAATAACCTTGATGCAGAGCAAGAAGTTGTCTACGCAAGAAACATAACGGTTGATGTTGATTTAATGTTGTCTCACGAAGTCGTAACTAAAGAATTCTTTCTTGCCAATATAACGACAAAAGTTATGCCAGAAGTAGAGCAAGAAGCAGAGGTGGTTGTCTAATGGCTAATTCAACTATAGGAACTGACGCTAGACAGTATTTTGATGTGGATTCTTGGATTGCTGACTTGCCGGCCACAACTACGGAAGATGAAACTGCGTTGATGTACAACGACTCTGAGTTCATTACTCCGTCTGGCATTGTGCTTTCGGGTATTAACAACTCAAATTTCCTGATTACTATAAAGCCCGCTGTGGGTGAGGCGTTCAACGACACAGAGCAAGCGCTTAGGTATAATCAAGCTAATGGTGTTGGCATTAGAAAGCTTAGCAAGTACAACCAATTATTTTATGTTGACCGTGTTGACAATGTACTACTAGAAAATCTACAACTTAAAGCTGATAACGCGAAAGCCCTTAGATTGGGATACACTGACAATTTCTCAGTAAAGAACTCAATTATACAGGCGAACGCCACCACTCATGCTATAAGCGGATTCAATGCCACTAATACCAAGTTAATAAATAATGCGATAATAAATACGACTATCAATGCAAACGGTAGGGGTATTGATATGGTCGGGGCTAACTGGACCATAGTTAATAACACTATTATTGCACTCAATTCCAGCAACACTTTAAATACGGGTATAACTCATAAATATGGCGCGGCATCGTCAGCCATAGTAAAAAACAATATACTCATTAACTTTTCAACAGCGTTACAAGCAAGCACATGGAATGGTGCAAACGTCAATCATAATGCAACAGACGCAGCAACAATTGGAGGTGGGGCTAATAACCTAACGTCACTAGTTGCGGCTGATCAGTTTGAAGATTTAACTGGTGTAAACACTTTAGATTTAAGATTAAAGATTGGTAATTCGCTCGATGGATCAGGCGTTCCGGAAAGCTCATTTACTAATGATTTAGATATATTTTTTAATACCAGAAACCTCATATCGCCCAGTATTGGAGGGTATGAAACAACGGCTAATGCACCATCAATTACACGTAAATCAAAAAAACTCCTTGTTTCTGTAAATTTTTCCTCTCGTCTATCTAAGGTACACAATACAAATTCAAATATTTTACAGAGAAACACAAAAAACTTTCACGTATTTAGTGACATGTTATTGCGACAAGAAAAAGCGTTTATCATCAACAAAGATTTACTTGGGCGCAAAAAAACAGCGTTTTTTATGAATACTGATTTTTATCAACGTGTAAATAAATCATTTGAAATTAACTCCGATTATTTATCTGCTAACCGAGTGCATAAATCATTCAGTATTTCGGTTGATCTACTTGAGCGAATGCAAAAGAACTTTGCTGTTGAATTGGATATATTGCAACGCTCATCATTATCGCATGATGTCATTACGTCAATACTCAATCGAATTTCAACAGATTTTGTTACCCGTTTTAACTTAAATAGCAGAGCCAGTTATTCACATCAATTTTCGCTCGATTTTATTCAGCGAATAGGTAAGCAACACACAATACAAATAACACTTTTAAGTGATGAAATATCAAGTCAACACCCGAAATATGTCATCACCGTTGCTAACGAGGTTAACTTTAGCGACACACCAACAATTGAGTTTAACTTTAACGACACACCAACCATTGAGGTTAGCTTCGTTAGTGGCCAATTAAAAACCTTCATTATTTAGTCAATCACTTTAACACCAGGAATCATTATGACAATCACTACAGCCAATATAAAAATATTAAAAACGACTAACGGACTTGGTGGTGCTGTTACAGCACAAGAGAGCGCAAGCGGTGTCTCGGGTAACGTGTGGGACACTTTCACCGGTAAAGAAACAAAAGATGGTGGCATTTTTTACGCCTGTATCTATTTGAAGAATGAGCATGCAACATTGACCGCCCAAGCGATTGAAGCGTGGATTGAAACCGAAACCGCTCATGATGGGGTAAACGTATCATTAGCCAAAGGATCGTCTGCGATTAATGCACAAGAGCAAACGATTGCTAATGAAAAAACCGCCCCTGCAGGTGTTGTATTTACCGACACGGACACTACCACAGCAGGAGAGGCCGCAGCCGATATCGTTGAGAGTTTACCAGACATTCCTGCAATGCAAACCTGTGCCTTGTGGTTACGTATGACCATTGACGCAAATACAGCCGCGAAAACAGGCTATACCGCTAACATTGCCATTGATTTTGATACGGCAGAGTAACTTATGGACAAACTCACATTATATACGGGGGATATCAGCGCTATCGTACCTGTTCGCCCATTCATTGATAACCCTGCAGAAACGATTTCAGGTGATTGGGTTTGTAAAATTGCCGTTGTTGATGCAAGAAATACTGTTGTGGTACCAGCCAAAATTATCACTGAACAAAGTGATGATAAATTGCATTTTTTAGTGCAACTATCACCCGGTGACACGAAAGATTTACTTGTCGAAGAAGATTACAGTATTTTCTATTTGGTTATACAGGTGAGTAATGAGACATTGACGCCCGTTTATTCAAAAGAAAAACGCATCACGATGATGGTAAGGCAGGGGGTAATTACTTAAGTTAGCGGTTTGGTACCGTAATTGATTACGGTACCTGCATTTTTCCTACTAACCTTCGTTGATTGGTGTCGCTGCTTTATGATGAAATAAAGCGCCCTTAACTGCTGTTGCAATTATTGATTTCTTAAAAAATTTCATAATATAAGTTTCCAATATCGTTAAAGTTGGTCAATCAGCTTAAATAATTCATCTAAACCGCTTGAATATTTAATACCAGAATCAGAATCTAAAACTTTAGCAAGTTGAACTTTTACAGCTCTAATTTTCTTTTTGCTTTGTTGATCACCTACAGCTTTTAAATTCATTCTAACAGTGTCACCTTTACCACTAGCTTTAAACATCAAACAAGCAGCATAAGGATGATATTCACCTTTTTCTGTGGTCATTCCACACTCTTGGCATTCCATAAAAATTTCCCATCGGTAGTTAAGTTATTTTTATTGCTGCTTTTAAATAAGTAGCTGCGATTTCTTCACCTAAAAACTCTGCTAACTCTTCAATTGGAACAAGGCGTTTTTCAATTGAAACTTCAGGATATCTTTTACTTAAACTTTCCTTTGCAGCAACAAGATAATAACTCTCTGCTTCGTCTTTATCTCCATACCATTTCGAACCATCTTTACCACCAAAAACACCAAACAAAGCAACCTTGCCTTGACTGGTTTTTGCCTTTAAAATTTCTTTTGCTGAGCTTATGGCATGTTCAAGTTGGTTACGATCTAGGTTTTTTAACCAAGCGGTTGTACCTGTATCGCATATCTTGTCACTCATAAGGATACGAAGCACTGTTTGAGCCCCTTCACGTAAGGTAGTAAAACGCTCTTTTTCTTCGGGAAAATATTCATCAGCACACTTATTTAAATAAGCTATTTGTTCATCAATCGCTTTTTTTGTTGAGTCACTGAGTTGATTATATATTGCACCATCGGCCATAATTTCCTTTTCCTTTATGAGTTGTTTTGTTTTTTTCTAAGTCGTTTCGCTTTGTTTTTGCTTATCGGTTTATCAACTTTAACTGACGTTACAAACTCAGATACCACATGATCATCAGGAACAATATCAACCAATTTAGCAATTAGCGCTGTATCAATATCAAGTCTTGATTTCATTCTAAGACTTTCACTTTCACCGACACATTGACCGTCAACAACAAAGCCGCCAGATATTGCTCGCATACCACCAAATGATGATTTTTTAACATCGTCAGCCATAACTGAATGCTGAATAATCTTAGGAAATATAATTATCTGTTCGCCATTGTGACCATCAAAAGCCACGTATTTCATGCTTGCACCTATCATAAAAGCCTTTTCCTATTTGTTGTTTTTCATTAATTCGAGCATTTCATTTGCCGCAGTAGTCGCGCTTGCAAACGTCAAATAAACATTTTCCCAAAAGAAAAACCATTTGCGTTTTTGTAGCTGCCAACAGCATGGATCACCCTTGGATTTAGCGTAAATAATTCTATATTTGGGCATTTGCCTTTTCCTATTGTTAAAGAGAGCCGAATTTAGCAGTGTAATCAACTAAACTATTCTCTAGTTCATGATTTCGTCTAACCAATGCAACTGCTATTTTTGACAAAGCAACTTCCTTGCTAATATCACCTTGTTTAAATTGCACCAAATGAGCTTTTACATACGGATTATGCAAAGCTAATTCGATTAATTCAGCATCAATCTCGCTAGCTAAATTCTTTATTTCTGGCATGACAAAATTTCCTATCTAGTTAATGCTTTCGGTTAGCTTGCCGTTTTTAAGCTTATCGAATGCTTTTTCACACAAATATATTCGATGTGTAAATCCTGATTTATCGAAATAACCCCAAACCTGATCTTTTGTATCAACCCAAAATTCACGCTTGACGTTATCGCTTTTTGGCAAGCAAATAGCGTCTATTTTAGAGCAAGGTAATCTATCGTCTTGTTCTACTGGCACACCGCCTAATTGATGCATCCGCCTTTTCCCATCTAAGAGTTAGTTTTAATCCAAAGGCATTCGACCTTTGTTTTTGTACCTCTGCCAGCACTTATTCGTGATGGCTTCATTTCTTTTTTCCATCCACTTAAAATGTCGTTATATAGGTCAGTGTCGTACCCACTTAAAACGATGTGGCCAGAAAGTTTTTGTAATACCTGCAGCAGCTCGAAATGGTCATTATCTGTCAGCTCATTTCTATATGTTCTATTTCGACCACCTAAGTTTCTAGTGTGTAACATGTAAGGAGGATCAACATAATGTAGGGTTTCTTCGTTATCATGCTTTAGCATTAAATCGACTGCAGGGCGGTTTTCAATTTGAACACCTAAAAAGCGTTGGCCAACAGCAGCTAGAGAATCAGGATACCTAACCCATAAATCCATTGCGGTACCATAATCACGCTTTAAATCAGTTCTAAAACCAGTTTTCCCCATTGAAGTGCCGCCAGAGCCAAATCCCATCGTCGCCCTTACTGCTGTTCTTCTAGCACGCTCAATCATATCGTCAGTGTGTTCGTATGCTTTGTTGAACTCGTCACGACTATAGGGAGTCATTTGTAGCTTTTCTACCAGTTCCTGCCTGGTGTATAAATTTCTAACCACTTGGAAAAAATTAACAATGTCTCCATCAAGATCGTTATAGACCTCTGCTTTACATCTTGGTTTATTTAAAAGCACACCTGCAGCACCACCAAATGGTTCAATATAATATTTATGCTCAGGGAAAAAGCTTGTCACCCATGGAGCTAAACGAAATTTTGCTCCGTGATAGCGTAAAGCAGGTCTTTTAACTTCAATATTTTCTAGCTGCTCAGCTGCACTCATTTCAAAAACCTTATAATTAACATTGAATAAATCAACTTTGATGTATAATATAAATCATCTTTGATTTATTTCAAGTGTTATTTAAATCATTTTTGATTTATTTTTTAAAACAAATTAATATCGCGAGATTAGAATTTTGGAAGTTAATACTTTGCCTAAGAAAATATCAGACAACCCTGAATATGTAGAACGCTTAAGGGCTTTCTTAAAGGGAGTGCGTAAAGACGTTGGTGGAACTAAAGCAATGTATCGTTTGTTATATGATGCAGAGCCATCTATTAATGAAGAAAAGCGCTTAATTAACTTACTTAATCGTGGTGCATTGTCTGGTGAGTTTATTGGCTTATGTGTTGATAAACTTAATCTAACCGACATAACTCTTGGAGAGGTATTTAAAAGTCATGAATAAATTACTATTACTAGCGTTCTTTTCTTTTACTGTTTCGGCATCAAGTGGTGGTGGCGTTAAAAGAGAACCATTAAAATGGCACGAAGCTGATTATGTTGATCATCATTGTAAAGGCGAAGTTGAGCACGTTTTATCAGATAGAACGCGAGTTGATTGTTTAACTGATACCCACGCTATCGAATATGATTGGGGTAAAAAGTGGGCTGAGGCCATTGGGCAAAGTTTATATTACTCAGCTATGACAGGTAAAAAGGCCGGTATTGTTTTGATTGTTAACCCACGAACTAAAGAACGATACTTAAAACGAATTAACAAGGCCATTGAAGCACATAGCCTTGATATTGATGTATGGACAGTTGAAAAGCATTAA